GTTTAACCGGAGCATTACTAAACCAATTCTCTGAAGCTTCACTTGTTAAATTAAAAGTTACTGGAACTAAGGAGGTTTCTGGGGAATTAAGAATATTCTTTACCCACCCTCTAGATAACGCTTTCTATAGAGGACAAGGTATAGCAGTTAGCCCTACATACAACTTAACATCATATAATACCGGTGCATCTGGAAGTAATAAGCCATTCTATACGAATGCTTACCAATTCGGTAACTCTGATTATACTGATATTATTAGTGTAGCTACCCCTGACGGTGTTACTGGACCTGGTGCTCCCCTTGGAGTTTCTAATGTGCTAGTTGGTTATAATGCTTCACCATTATTCCAGGATTATAAATATGCAAGAATTGCTGATGGTGACTTAGTTTGGAGAAACTCTGCAGGTACTAATCTTAGCTATGTAGGTTTCGAAACTACTGTTGATAAGGATCAATTTGACATGACATATCTTAGAACATTCAGTAATGTTGACAGGGACGATGCAACTATAGTAAATGTTCCTGCATTTGGTGCTACTTATGCTTCTGATAATGCAGGTCTTCCTGTAAGTGCACAAGCATTTGATATAATTTCACAGGAAGGATCTATTAATCAGTTCATAGATTGTACTAGAATAGACGTTACTACATTCTTGATAACTCAGGATAATCTTGGTAACGTGCCTTTATCCGTTGGGGATTTAGTTGTTTCTACCGATCTTGATATATGTGAACCAGTAACAGGTAACAGACAAAGCAGATTAGCTAAGGTTACTTCGGTTGCTACCACGACAACTCTTGGCACATACAGAGTAAAAGTAGCAAGACCAGCTCTTTATTATACTGCGGGTGTTGGACTTAGAGTTCAGAAATTTATGTCAATAGCTCAATTTACAAGATCTTTTGACTTCACATACTTAAGCGGATTCACAATGACTGACTCACACAGACCTAACGGTAGTGATGCTAGGATTAGTGATATTCTTGATGTTATGTATGACACTAATATAGCTAAAACATTAGCTTCTAAAGACGTTATATCGTTTAGATACATCGTAGATACTTTCGCTGGACAGATTCTACCTAACTCTAAATACCAACTTAGTAATCTTGCTAAATTAAGACAACAAGCTCTTGCTATTATAAATGCCCCTTCGATGGCACAATTTAGAGCTAGCACGGATCCTAGATTTACTGATGCTCCAACAGCAGCAAATCCATATCCAAAATTAAATACTGCTTATATCGCAGACGGTGGTAATTTATCACTTAATCCTACATATACTTTCAGTTTACCTACTGAAGATGATGGATCTAAATTCTGTGGTTTCTATTCCCCTTTCATTACCGTAAGAGAATCAAATAGAAATGTGGAAGTTCCACCAGCAGCATACGTTTCTAATAACTTCCTTAGAAAATTCGCAAACGGTGAACCTTATGCAATTATCGCAGGACAAAAAAGAGGGGTTATAAGCGGAGGAAATATCGTAGGTGTTGAATATGACTTTACCGATGAGGATAGAGGAAATTTAGAGCCTTTCGGTATAAACCCAATCATCAAGAGAAGAGGTATCGGTGTAGTTATCTTCGGTAACCAAACGGCTTACCAACAAGTTAACTCAGCTTTCAACTTAGTTCACGTAAGAGATCTTTTAATCAGTATAGAAAGCGACGTACAAGAAATATTAGCTAACTACCTATTTGATTTCAATGACGATTCAATAAGACTTGAAATTAAAACATTAGTTGATAATTACCTTGATGGTGTTAGAGCAGGTGGTGGTATTTATGCTTACCAAACTATAATGGATGCATCAAATAACACTCCGGCAATCATTGATATGAATATGGGTATAATTGACGTTATAATCGAACCTGCTAGAGGAATTCAGAAATTCATTAATAGAGTTACTGTTACTAGAACTGGAGGAATCGCAGCTGGAGGATTCGTACAATTTGTATAATCAAATTTTCGAATATTTAGAAGCAAAAGATAAATATAATTAGATATGGCAGGATTATCACATTTTCAAAATTCACTATCAGGAATAAACAAGTTTGAACCGGTTTATTTAAACCAGTTTGAGGTTACTATTATACCTCCTGCTGCTGTTGCTGGCGGTGAGATATTACTACAGCACGTTAATAAAGTTTCCGGCCTTTCTTTGGATAAAAACCCTAGTGTTATAGCACAAAAGTATAAATTTGCTAAAAGAAACTATGCTGGTGCTAAACCTGAGAACACATATATGGACGTAAGTTTAAGTTTTAGTGTCAATCTTAATGACGTTAATTCAATGTATGTCTTTAAAACACTAAGACAATGGTCTGATCTTATCTATAACCCATTAACGGGTGCAATGGGACTTAAAAACGATTATACGGGTACTATCGTAATATCAATCTTTAACAAACAAGGTGATGTATACAGAAGAATAACTTGTAGAGATTGTTTTCCTACTAAACCTATAACCGCTATGAATTTAAGCTACATGTCAACGGATCTATATAAAATTGATGATATGTCTTGGGCGGTTGATTACTGGGAAGATCTATTCTTATAAAATAAAGAACAAAAATGGCAGGATTACCACATTTTACAAACTCTAAAGCAGCGATAAACTACTATGAACCGGTTTATTTGAACCAGTTCGAGGTGCTTATAAATCCACCATCGGGTATTGTTGATTCAGCTACCACATTTAAGGGTGAGAGTATACTAGCACAACAAGTTAAAGCTATAACTGGATTGGCAGTAGATATTGCTCCTGCTCAGACAGTTAATCAGCAATATAAATTTGCTACCAGAAGATATGCTGGAGGTGAGCCTTCTCAGAGTGATATGACACTTTCTATGGAATTTGAGGTTAACTTAAATGACGCTAATTCTATGTCTGTCTATAAAATTCTTAGACAGTGGTCCGATTTAATCTACAACCCACTTACTGGAGCGATGGGTATAAAATCTGACTATGTTGGATCTATGTCTATATCCATATTTAATAAAAGAGGTGATGTCTTTAGAAGAATAAGAATACCTTCTTGCTTCTTGAGTGAGCCTATAAATTCAATGGAACTTGATTATGAAACTCCGGCTATATACAGCATAAATGCTAGTTGGGTTTGTGATTACTGGGAAGATCTATTCCTATAATACAATTTAAAAATATATTTTGAAAAAAAAGAGGCTAATTTGGCCTCTTTTTTCATTTTTGGTTATATAATAGATAAAATAAATTATTTATGGATAACATATCTCCGGAAGAAATTCTCAAAAGAAAAGAAATGATGGGCGGCATAGAATATGACGACCCTACTGATGTACAATCTAAGCCAGAGGCGAAACCAGCTGAGACTCAACCAGTTTTGGGTGAACCTATAAAAACTGAGGTTGTCGAAAAAAATGTATATTCTGACCAGGCAGCAACACCAAATAATTTTGGCAAGGCACAATCGGTTTCCCCTGCATTCGATACAGGATGGAAGAATTTACCGGTTGATATATTACCTTCCAAAGGTGTATATTATCCCGAAGGAACAAAGTTAGCCATAAGATCTGCGGAAGTTAAAGAAATTAGGCATTTCTCCACTATTGACGATGATGATAGATTGGATATAGAGGATAAACTAAGCTATATTTTAGACAGATGTCTAAGAATGGATTTTCCTAATGAAGGTGTGGTATCGTATCTTGATCTAAAACAGGAGGATAGGTTTTTTATAATAATGGCGATAAGGGATTTAACTTTTGTTAGAGGTGAGAATTCAATAATGCTTCAGACGTCAAAGAAATGCGACGAAACACCGGATTGTCCATTTAACAATGGTATTGAATTAAGAACTGGAGTTTTAAGTTCATATGAGCTGGATGACAGGATAAACAAATACTATGATGGCGAAAGCAGAACTTTTCTATTCGATGTAAAAAGAATAGGAAAGAAAATTGAAATGTCAATCCCGAGTATAGGCGTTACAAAAGCAATCTCTAGATTTATTTCTGATATGAATAGAAAAAGTATTGAGATTGATGATGGATTTTTAAAAATTGCTCCTTTTATATTTAATGAATGGAGAGAATTAACAAGCGATAGAATACTTACCAAAATGAGGGAAGCCGATTATTGGACAAAGGAAGAATATAGTTTGTATTTCGAGCTTTCAGAAAAGATCAGAATTGGCACTGAATTGGAAGTTAAACAAAAATGCCCTGTATGCGGTGACAAGGAGGTCACCGCTGCGATCAACTTTCCCAGCGGGTTCAGATCTCTTTTCGTTATTTCAGATATCTTTGGAGAACTTCTTTGAGATTAAATTTAGACTTTGGAAAGAGCATGGATTAGATCCTGTTTGGGTAGAATCCATACCGTTTTACGAATATCAGATATGGCTAGACATGTTGAATGATGCTATAGATAAGGAGAATACGGAAAGACAGACAGAGGATGGTGTTAAACAACTATTTAATCTGACTAAATAAAAAATGGAATATATACATTAGTATATGGCAACGGATCAGAAACTTATATCATCCCTATTAGATCTCAGCAGAAATGTTGATAAGCTTTCTGGCGACATTAAAAAGAATACTTCAACGACCGCAGAGCTTGCCGAAACACAAACTAAAGCAGCCGATAATACCAAGGATCTTGGTAAAATAGCTGAGGGAATAAAGGGACTTGATCTTGGAAGTTTAAAGGGTGAATTCTCACAATTAACAAAGGGAATAAGTGGATTAGATTTTCAGGGTTTATCAAAGGATTTAAAATCTCTTGATTTTAAAGGATTAACTCAAGGTATAAAGGGACTAGATTTTAAAGAGCTAACTCAAGGTATAAAAGGTCTAGATTTCAAATCCCTTGGTCAGGATCTTAAAAAACTTGACTTTAAGGATCTTGCTGGAAGTATAAAAGGTTTGGATCTGAAGGGAATATCCGGTGCAGCGAAGGGACTTGATATCGGCGGAATTGCTAATGCGGTAAAAGGTGGAGGAATAAAGAACGTAGTTTCAGGATCTCTTGGAGGACTTGCAAAAGGATTTGGTAAAAATATACTTGGAGGATTTGCAGAGGGTGGAAAGGTTGAAAAGACGGGAAACTATATTGTTGGAGAGAAAGGTCCGGAAATCGTTAATCTTACTAAAGGTGCCAATGTTATACCCAATGATATACTAAAA